TATAGATTTTTCTTTTGGTGATATTACAAAAATTAAAAGCGGAACAATTAATTATTATATCAAATCATATGATAGAACTTTAAATGTTATAAATTTAACAGAATTAGTATCTAGTACAGCAATCAATACAACAAATAATATAATTTTATATTCTGGCGACACAATAATAAAAACATTGAAACCAAAAAGAGTTGTATATGAAGGCAAACAAAGTTTACATCACTTTGAAAACAACGGTAAATATGTAAATGCTAGATCAAGAATAAATAATTATTTAAATGGAAATGAAGATTATGTTGTTACTAATTTTGATTATGAATATTCATTAAATGAGTCTAAAAGATATTTAAAAATATTAGATCCAAGACTCTTACAAAGATATGATAGTGAGTTTAAAAAAATATTAAAACAAGTTGAAAATAATAAAGAACGAATAGAAAATGAATGAATTTGTAAATCCTGGAATATTTGGTCCAATAATATTAACAACTGCTTCTGGTTTCACAACCGAAATAACAGAATTAGTTTATGAACTAAATTTATATGAAAGTATTTTTAAAAATACTTTAGAATGTGATATAACTATTCAAGATACAGCAACAACTAGATTAGTCCAAAAAGGATTAATTGCTGCAAAAGATAAAATTAAATTTATTTTTGCTGGTAAAAAAGAAAATGGATCAGCAGAAGAACCAATTTCATTAACAATGAAAGTTTATAAATTAGAACCAGGTTCTCCTATAGGACAAGTATCACAAAGATTAAAATTATATCTAGTGTCTGATACATTTTTTAAAAATAAAACAAAAGATATATCTAGAAGTTATGAAGGCAAAATAACAAAAACAATAAAAAATATTGCGACTGATGATTTACAGATTAAAAATATTAAAATAGAAACTGCTACACAAGAATCTAAAGGCATCTATCCTTATCGAAGTCCATTAGAAATAATAAACATGTTATTGGGCAGAATTTCGCCATCAAAAAATCCATACGATTATAATTATATTTTTTATGAAACTGTAGATGATGAATTTAAACTTGCAAGTATAGGCACAATGATGAAACAACAACCAAAAGTTGGAAATAATTCAACAAACGGTTTTGTTATAACTATGCCTAATTATAAATTAACAAAAACAGATCTAAAACGAACATGTCTTTCACATAAATCTTTACCATTTTCTATGATTGAAAATGCATCCAATGGTATGTGGAATTCTAATCATTTAGAATTTGATTTAAATAAAAAAACATATAAAGAACATTCATTTTGCTATAATGATTATTTTAATAAACAAACACATTTATCAAATAATAAAATAGTCTCAGATCAAAAAGAATTACAAGATATAATAAATAATACCTTTGTGAGCAGATATACACATCGAAATAGTTATTTGTTTGATTATGATGAACAGATTGATAAAAAAACTAGAACAGATGGTAGTGATGATTGGTTATTAAAAAGAATGTCGTGCATGGAACAATTAAATCAAATAAAATTAATATTTTCCGCTCCAGGAAATTCTACATTAAGAGCAGGAGATGTTATTTATTTTGGAAGACCGATTGAACAATATTTATCTAAAGATAATCCTAAAAAAGATATATTTTATAATGGTAAATTTTTAATTACTACAATTAAACATGTACTAAAACATAATACAGAAGATGCTGGATTTACTTATACAGTAACTATTATGTGCATGAAAGATAGTGTAGGAGATGAATAATGTCTGAAAGATCAGAAAGAGGTACATTTTTTTGGTTTATTGGTGTTGTAGAAACAAGACCGGAAGAAGATCCTAAAAATTTAGGAAGAGTTCAAGTTAGAGTTTTGGATTATCATAGCCCATTTAAAAAAGATATTAAGACAAAAAATTTACCTTGGGCCCCTATTATTATGCCACCAACATCGGCATCAAATAGTGGCATAGGACAAACACCATTTGGTCTAGTTGAAGGTTCTTGGGTTTTTGGTTTCTTTTTAGATGGAAAATATGCACAACAACCTGTAGTAATTGGTTCTTTTAATGGCATTGAACCAGAATTAAAAGATCAAAATAGTGGAGTGGATCTTAAAGCAGAAGGTGGCTGTTCAGTATATCAAAAAAATGCAGGCGATGGATTTAGAGATGGTAGAACTGAAGAACAAAGAAAATTACATCCAAAAATACCAAAAAATCATAAATTTCCTGATGGCAAAGAAAATGAAGGCAATGATCAGGGTGCCAGTTTTGATGATGAGGTGCAAACAAAATATCCCAGAGAGCAATTTATAAATTGTCCAGATGTGAATCCAATAGCATTGGGTAATATAAAAAAATATATTGATAAGTTATATGGATTAAAGTTTAAATCAAGAACTAAAGGTGGAATTGTTGATGACGGCTTTTGTATTGCAGAAATTGGTATGGAGGATTTTGAATCTGGTATTATAAATCAAGAAGGTGTGAGTAAATTTAATAAAAAATTTAATATAAGCCCAATAACAACAACTGCATATAAAACAAAAATTAAAAATTATAAACCATTTACAGAAACGCCAGAAGCTTTGAACGATGCTGCAGAAATAATTTATGATAAAACGGCAATAAAAGATGGTGAAGAAATATACAAAACAGATTCTTATATAAGAAATAAAGATCTAAAAGAAATAAAAGATGAAAAATGTAAATAAGGTTAAACGATAAATGGCTGATAAGAAAAATAATAAAATAGGGCCCGGACCAACCTTTGGTACTACTCCGCCAACATCTTCAGATGAACTTCCTGCCCCTTCAGGTAAGCCATCAGAACTTTGTAAACCAACACAAGATTCTAATGATAATTTTTTGAAAAAACAAAATAGACAACAAACAAAAGGAAAAACAAGAAAAACACCAGTAACCCCAATAAAGGCTACTCCCAAAAAAACTACAAAAAGTAGCACTTCACAAACTACTAAAACACCACCAGCAAAAATACAAAAAGGAAAATCAGTTTCTTCTGCAACACAACCCCAAGAAACTAAAGGTGGTAATAAACCAAATAATTTAAACAATAATAAAAAAAATTCTGGAGGAGCTTCTCCGGGATTATCGCAAAACAATAGTTCTCATGGCGAATCACAAGAACCAAATAGTTCGGGTTGTTGCAACAATTGTGCTGAGTTAAAAAAAATATTATTTAACAAGGTAACAGAAACTGAATCTGGTCATATTACAGAAACTGATGATACACCCGGAGGAGAACGATTGCATGTTATGCATCGTTCTGGAACTAACTTTGAAATTTTACCAAGAGGCTCCTTTACAGGAACAGTTGTTACAGATGGTTGGTTGAGTTTTTATAGAGATCTATGGATACACGTTGATGGATTTACAAATTTAACTTTTGATAAAGGTGTAAAGGTTATAGTAAATCAAGATAAAATAGAAAATTCAAAAGATAAAAATGTAAACCTTGATATTAAAGTTATGGGTAAGGCAAATGTAAATTTACACATTCAGGGTGGAAATTTAAATATTAAAATAGATAATGGTGATGTTAATTTAAATATGGTAGATGGAGATATTAATATTAAACAAAATAATGGTAATTATAATCATTATGTAAATGGTGATTATAATTTAGAAGTAACAGGAGACATGCATACTGTTATAGGTGGTGACAGATTGGAAGAAGTTCAAGGATTTAAAGAAGATTTTGTTTATACAGGTTCTTATACATTAGACACAAAGGACGGAATACGCCATATAAGTGAGGGTGATATAGAAATTCAAACAGATACAAATTATAAAGCAACTATAAAACAAAATTATTTACTAAAAATATATGAAAATAAAGAAATCTATATCGGAAAGAAAAAATCTGAATGGATAGATGGTAAAACAACAATAAAATCTAAAGAACATGCTCATTATTCAGAAGGAAATTATGATATTACTTCAAATGCTACCCAAAATTATTATGCATCAGGTATTGTGAGAATATATGGAAATACAAATGTTGATATAAATGGAACTCTTCCAGCATTGGCTAGCAGTACTCCAGAAAATATACCCAAAGAGCAAGATATTATAGAATATAATCAATATGAATATATTGAAAATTCGTTTAGAACAGAATCTAGAGAAAGGGATAATTGATGCCTGGAATCGCAAGAGTAGGAATTGATAATGTGAACGGTGGTGAATTTTTAAACGGAAATTCGACTGTTTTATGTAATGGTAAACCGATTGCAACTTTAGAATCTAGAATTTCTGCCCACTCTTGCTGTGGTACTGGGTGTATTGAACACTGTGCCGCAACAATGGTAAGTGCATCAAAAACTGTTATGGTTGGTGGAATTCCTGTATGTAGAGCGGGGGATGTTGCGTCATGTGGGGACGTTGCTACAGGCTCCAGTAATGTACTTTGCGGTTAAATTTTTATTATAAATAATTAATATATTTAATAAATTGGGATTTTTTATGGCCATATCAAATACAATAGTCGAAACATCATTTACTATAGGAACATATGTTTTTTCTTTTTTAATGGGTGGTGTGGTATTATTATCTTCAAATTTTAAAAAATGGTTTAATAATAGAAAAAATATTACATTAAGTGAAAATGTATTTTTAAGAATACATTCTCAGTTGGACGAATTATTGACAGAAATGAGAATAAAATTAAACTGTAATAGAACTGGTATATGTCGTTTCCATAATGGTGGTTATTTTTTTGATGGTATTTCTATAATAAAATCAACAACAACCCATGAATCTTGTTCATTGGGAACGGTTAGTACAATAGAAAATGGTCAATCTATATTGCTTACACGTTTTATTGATAAAATGGAATTATTACAAAAAAATTCTGCACTTATCCATTATACTTCAAATTTAAAAAATGGAAATTATAAAGCATTTCTTGAATCAAAAAATGTTTTAGGATTTGTACTGTATCCTTTGTTTAGCGATAAAGGTACTAAAATTGGTCATATTTATTGCGATTGGAATGATTATGATGAATTAGATGAATTAGATATTTCGTATATTGAGAGTATGGTAACATACTATGCTAGAATTATAAATTCATTAATATTAACAGAAAATGAACAACAAATTAAACATAACTGATCTTGATTTAAATTTTACAAAACATCCATTAACAAAGGATGTTAGTATAAAATTGGGGCAAGATGCAATAAAACAATCATTAAAAAATATTATTTTAATGAATTTATTAGAAAAACCATTTAATATTGGATTAAATTTAAATTTAAGAGATTACCTGTTTGAAAATTTTGATATATTCTACATGATTCAAATTAAACAAGAAATATTAAAAATAATAACAAAATACGAATCAAGAGTGATAATAAATAACATAGATGTGAATTTTGATGAAAAAACTCAAGGATTATTTGTATCTATAGATTATACGATAATTGGAGAAGAGCAAAATACACAATCATTAACCATTAACTTAGAGAGAAGCAGATGAAAAAAGAAATTTCTAGTGTAGATTTTAGTTCAATAAAACAAAATTTAATTAATTTTTTAAAAACACAAACTAAGTTTTCTGGTTATAATTTTGAAGGTTCTTCTTTAAATATTTTAATGGATATTTTGGCATATAACACATATTATCAAATGTTTTATAATAATATGGTTTTTAGTGAAATGTTTTTAGATAGTGCAACAAAAAGATCTTCTGTTGTTTCTATTGCAAAAATGTTAGGCTATAGACCAAGATCAGCAAAATCTGCAACATGTGTTGTAGAAACAACATGTTTACCTGCAAATTTGCCGATAACTGGATTAGTACCAAAATATACAAAATATAAAGCATCCATAGAAGGAAAAGAAGTTACATTTACTTTATTAGATAATATTAGTCTTATTCCTTCTGAATTTACAACAACAGGTTCTATTGTTAGATATTCTACTGGTCCAGTGGAAATAAAACAAGGAGAAAATCAAGAATTAAGTTTTATCTATGATTCAGCAAATCCATTTCAAAAATTTGTATTAAATTTTGATAATATTGATGTTTCTACACTAGAAGTAAAAATTCAACAAAGTGAATATGATACGACTGGTAGTGATGATATTTGGGAAGAAGCAACAGATATTACTCAAATAACAGGAGAAAGTAATTCCTTTTTCTTAGAAGAAAATACAGATGGTTATTATCAATTATATTTTGGTGATGGAGTTCTTGGTAAATTATTAACAGATGGTAATAAAATTACAGTTAATTTTTTAATCACAGATCCAACAGTATCAAATGGTATTGGTGAAGTAAATAGCACAACAACCTTTACTGTAACTAACAATATTGATGGCAATTTAAATTTAGCGTGTAAAGTGCTGATTCCTTCATATGGTGGGGAAGTCAAGGAAACAAAAAATTCTATCAAACTTAATGCAACAAAATCGTTTACTTCTCAAGAAAGAGCAGTAACTTTAAATGATTATAAAAATATAATTACAAAAGATTTTCCAAATATAAAATCGGTAGCCGTTTGGGGGGGAGAAGAAAACAACCCACCTCGCTATGGTTATGTGTATATTTCATTAAAACCAGTAAATGATACATTTTTATCCATAGAAGAAAAACAAACTATTGAAAACTATTTAATAGGAAATAGATGTGTTGCAGGAATAACTCCTAAAATTATAGATCCAGAAGTTTTATATTTATTATTAGACTTTAATATTATTTTAGAATCAAAATATATTAAAACATCTATCACAAATATACAGGATAGAATAAGAAGATCTGTATTGTCTTTTAATGAAAACACTTTAGGAATATTTGATTCTGATTTTTATTCTAATGAATTGATTAATGAGGTTGATTCTTCTGATAAATCCATTACTTCTATAGATCTAAAGTTAAAAATAGAAAAAAGACTTCAACCAGATTTTTCAAATGTAATAGAATATATCATTGATTTTAAAAATGAATTAAACCATACAGAAGATTGTACAGTAAATTGCATTATTAGTACCGCCTTTTATTATTATGATTCTACCACAAGTTCATACTTATTGTGTCAATTAGAGGATGATGGTCTTAGAAATATAATAGTAGTCTATACAAACGAAAAATCAGAAAAAAGAACAGTAGCAACTGTGGGAACTGTAGATTACACTACAGGCTATATTAAATTAACATCATTTAAACCTTATAGTTTAGTTGATGATAATTTACTCAGCGTATACGCTCTTCCAAAATATATGGATATATATTGCACAAAAAACGATTTTATATTAATAGACAACTCTGATGCAAATTCAATATTGATTACAACATCAACAAGATAATATGAATAATATAATTAATATTCAATCACCAAATCAAGATACTGTAATCTATAACGGATTACTTTTTATTAATTATTCTATACAAAATCCAGATATTAATTTTTACGCTGTTAAATTTTTTATTAATAATGAACTAATAGAAACATCTACAGATTTAAAAAAAACCTTTTCTATAAATGTAAATAATGGAATAAATTATTTAACTGCATATTGTGTAAATAAAAATCTTAAAAAATTACCAAATACTGATATAATTTTTAGTTTTGAAAGTATAGATTCTTCTATTGTTAAGGCCAATGAAATCAATACTTTAGCTGAATACCAATTTCCAGAATTTATACGAGAAGATTATTCTACTTTTATTGATTTTATAAAAGAATATTATAAATTTTTAGAAAAATCAAATGATCCAAATTTAGTTCCTTATAATTTAGAAAATTATAGAGATATTGATAGCGTTCCAGAATTTATTTTAGACAAAATAAAATATGAAATTATGCACGAATTTGGTTTGGATATATCTAAAGATATTCAAACCAGAAATGTCGCAAATTATAGAAATTTATTAAAAAATATTAAAGAATTTTACGATTCAAAGGGAACAGAAAATTCATTAAAATTTTTGTTTAGAGTTTTATTTGATAAAGAAATAGAAGTTTATTATCCCAAATTAGATTTGTTTAAAGTTTCTGATGGAAAATGGTCAGAAAAATATTATATTGAAATTGGTATACTAAATGATGAAGATATACAAAATTATTTAAATGGCATAATATATGAAGAAAATAATAATGTAATCACATCTCAAGCAAAAATACGATCAATAATAATAAAATCAAATTCAACAAATACAGGCCGAATAGCAGTATTGGAATTGGATGAAATAAATGGAGCATTCAATGGTGTATATCCTACCACAAAAACTTATGTAAAATCATATGTTAATGGAGTAGAAACAATTTTTGATGTTTCCACTATTACAGAAACAGTAAAAGAAGTTTTAAAAACAACCAATTTAACATCAGTCAAAAGTTATATTTCAGATGATGGTAAGCCATCAGCAAAAAAATATATACAAGATAGTTATTATTATCAAGACTTTTCTTATGATTTACAATCGGATGTATTGATTGATACTTTTTATAATACAATAAAAACAATTGCTCATCCTACGGGTATGGAATTATTTGGTTCTGCTTTATTGACTAAAAAATCTATATCATCAAATAAAAATATATCTACACTGGCCAGAATAAATGGTTCAATTATAATTGCAAATTTCTTTGGTTACAGTTTTAATTCTAAACAAAATTTAAACGATATTTCTGCAGAAATTGGAACCTATTCCGCATATCCAAATGGCTATTTTTTCGGAGATGATGGTACTGCTTTATATACAAAAGGATCAGTTGCTCCAACAAGTAAACCAATAGAAGTATTAAATGCAATTGCATATTCGAATAACATTATATACCATCTTTCTACAGAAGAATTATATCCAATTGCAGAAGAAGCCCCTCCTGATGTACCGGATGACACAAATACGATTAATTTGATAACATCTAAAAATTCAAAATCCAGTATCGTGGATACAACAATAATAAATTATTTACCACAAACACAAATACCTAATTATGAAAATTATTGGATTCCTGCTAACCATTTTAAAAATTTTGTTACTATAAATGCAGAATCACAAGAAAATAATGATATAAGTATGGGAGAATTTACAATACAAGATGTTTTTAATTCTCAGCAATCAATAATACTTTAATAAATAAAAGAAACAATAGAGATAACAATGACAGAATTTAAATCAAGTTTAAGATCAAAAATAATTAAAGAGACCGTAAAAAGTTTTCAAAATCAAGACCATTATCTTTTTTTAGCAAATGTAACAAATTGGTCAAATAATGGAACCGATACTGCTGTTTCTTTGACGGATAGTATAAGCGACGATTTGCAAGTATATAACGAAATGATCTCAGCACATAAAATATTAACTTCTGATATTTTTTATGCGTTAAAAAAATCTACATATGTATCTGGAACAATTTATGATAAATTTTCACATAAACAAAATAATGAAAATAGCACATATTTTGTTACTAGAGATGCGGGTGCTGATGTATATGTATACATCTGTTTAGACAATAATTCAAATTCTGCAAGTACTATTTCGCCTTCTTGGATAGAAACAAGTTTAGATTCTGTAAAGACTTCGGATAATTATATTTGGAAATTAATATGCAAATTTTCTAAAATAGATAAAGCAACTACGGATAATTATTATGGAATTCAACCATCTACAACGACATTATATACTAGTCTTGCTGGTGGTACAGTAGAGCAGATTAATATAACAAAAAAAGGAAAAGCATTTCCTTATGTAATTAATCCAACATTAACTGAAAATTTAGTTATTGCACAAGAATTAGATACAAATAATGATTTAGTTGTAAAAATAAATCCATCAACAATGAGTATTAGTAATGATTTATCAATTTATACCAATTACATTTTATTGGTAATTAATGGAACTACTATTGAAAAATATTATGATATTGATGGGGTTACTGTTACAAACAATAACATGACAATAAGTGTATGCAATCAAAATACAGAAACAACAGATGTTGGCAAAAAATATGCCTTATTACCAAAAATAAAAATTAAAGGCAACGGTTCTAATTTAAAA